CACGAAGATTGGTGCCTATTCCATGAAACTTCCTTATCGTGAGCGAATGGATAATGTGCACTCATACTTCGCCGTCAATCCCGCAACGCCTCATGAACCTACGCTGCGGGAGGCAACTCGTCGAGTGATGGCTGCATTTCCGAAGAATCTAACTGTTGCTGATCTATCCGTAGTCGGCGCTAAGATGCCCCGTGGGACTAACTTAGGTTTGCCTTTCTTCACTAGTGATAAGCGGTACATTCCTGCCGTACTGAAACTCGCTGGTGAAGTGCGTGATGGTGGATTCAAGCACCCACTTGATCCATGCCTGCTATTCTGGAGGGGACAAGCCCGTGGAATAGGCGAAGTCTCGAAGAATAGAAGTGTTTGGGGTTATCCCCACTACTTAACTGCATTAGAACTCCAACTGCAGATGCCGCTTCTGACTCACCTCAGTGGCGATATGAGATTTGCTGCTTGGAATACTTCTGATGTAGTTGATTTGGCCATCAATTACGCTATGCATTTGCCTCAGAAGCAAAAGATTTCAGTTGACTTTTCTGCTTATGATCAGTCACTCCACCCCCTACTCATAACAGCGGTGGAATCGATTGTTTTGAAGGCGTTTGAATCAAGGCACGAAGCGCAGATTAGGTATGTGTTTGAAGCGTTGAGGAGAATACCACTCATTACTCCAGAGGGTGTACTTGTAGGGCCCCACGGAATGCCAAGCGGGAGTGGCTTGACTAATTTCGTAGATGGAGTAGCACAATGGGTTGGCTGGGAATACGTTTCGATAATCCTGGGATTACCGATTTCGTTTCTCACATTCCAGGGTGATGATGCTGTAGTGGTATTCGGACGGCCGGTTGATCCGCGAGCTGTATCCTCGATCTGGAAAGAAGACTTTGGCATGACGTTTTCCAGTGATAAAGGCAACGTTTCAGACCATCAAGTGCACTTTCTACAGAATGTGCACTCGGATGACTATCTCCGCAATGGTGTATCTGTGCATGTCCGCCCTCTCATGCGTATTCTTAGTGGTATGTTGAGCTACGAAAGAATGGTCAGGAAATCTTTGGGCTGGTCAGGTTATGCGGATACTATCCGTTGGATCCAACAGATGGAGAATGGTAAATTTCACCCCCATTTCAGAGAATTGGTTAGCTGGTGGTACGAGAAAGATAAATTTGCGAAGGATCCGATCGCAGATATCATGGATTCGGCCGGCGGCTTAGAGAAGGTTGAAAGACTGCTGAAGCAGCCTTCTTTCCCATACGGCAAAGAGTCTTTA